TCTAATGAGTTAGTTCCTCAACTTCAGGCATCTTAGCAATCTGCACCAGATACCTTTTACCATTTGCATACTTGAATGTACGAATGCCTTGACCTTGATTAGCATCAGACCAACACAACTCCTTGTGTCTACAATAAACACAGCCAATAGGAAGCTTATAATTACCAGACTTCCCATCAGGTACAGCATCATAACACCTATCAGGTATAGTATTTCCTGCCACAATCTTTTTAATTTTCTTAACCCTGTCGCCAGCATTTATCATCTCCATTGAATGAACAGGTGTTAAGCAAATCTTACCTGTAGATTTATCTATAGCAAGAAAAGCTGCTTTATCTATGCCATTGGCTTGAGCATACGCAGATATCTGTGCTATGTAACCAAAGGGGTCATCCTCTGCTATGTTATGAGAAGCAAACTTGTCAAAGCTTCTCCCAGAAGCAGACTTACAATCAACCAAAACCCCATCAATAATTGCATCCTGATGTCCTAATACTCCTTCTACTGATACTTCTTTCTGCTGTGCCTCTACTGTATGACCAGCAACTTCGGCACATAATAATAATAATTCTTCTAATATATAACCGTAAAGAAATTTAATCCTTGTGCTTGGTGGTAAACTTTCTTCAGTTGTTTTTGTATTAACATCATACCACAACTGCCTGTTTGGTTTACCAATACCAGACAATCTTAGATGACCATCTCTCGGCTTACTATACATAAATTCTTTGATATGAACTTTAAGCATATCTCCAAACTTATCTATAAGTTCATCTACTTCTTTCTCATCTCTCTCTATAGGAGATAGATTAAAGAGTTCATAGATATCTTCTACTAATGTTTCAATGTTTTTCATAATAAAAATAGGGTGCCGCACTAACCCTAATGCGACACCCCATCCTCACTTAGTTACCAAACGGGATATCATCTGACATTTCAGTAGAAGAATTATTAACGTACCCACCTTCTACAACATCAAAATCTTTATCACCATACTCAACCAACTCTACCACTTGAACTGCCGCAAGGTCAGCCGACTTACCTGACTTACCTGCGTAGTTCCACTCATAGGGAAGGGCTTTAACAGTTACTACGCTGCCATTTCCAATGAGCTTGTCGTCCCAAGAATTGTTTCGGGAATCGACTACAACTGGTGCTTTACGAGGACCATTCTTGCCCTGCACCTTACGCTTCAAGGTAACGAACTCACCTCGTTCATCATCCTTGTTTCGCACATTCAAACCAGCTTCCTCAACCAAAGCTTTAGTATCAGAATCAAGGCAAAGGTCAAGTTGCCAAGTAGGTTCAAAGGTGCTGTTAGGCTCCACTACTGAAGCCCAATAACATTTACCAGTAAGATATAATGGTGTAATAGCCATTACTATTTTCTCCTTGTGTTTAGTGCTACACTATCGTAGCTGTTGATAAAAAGTTTATAACTACTCAAACGCAATCAGTATACACGAACTGATTTATGTTGTCAAGTACTAATGTGTCTCTGCCCATGTTTTACCAACTTTGTAATCACAGTCAAGCTCACATTTAACTCCAAGTGTTTTCTGTGTCTGTGTCATTGCCTCCTTTGTTAATTTACAAAACCTATTTACATCTGGTATAGCTACTTCAAATTGATATTCATCATGAATTGAAGCAACCAACCTTACATCTAGGCCAGCCTTTATGACTCGCTCCATGATATGAACAAGCCATTGCTTACATATTATAGCACCAGCACCTTGAAGTAAAGTGTTTAATGCCGCATGTTCTGACCTAATATGTAATAACCTACCATCCAATGCAGGGATAGTACCACCCTTAGACCATCTCACTACATTCTCTCTTAATCTTTTCAATGCTGGCGTACGTTCTAAAAACTTTTTAATAAGCATTTGCCCTGCGGCTGGACCCTTACCAACTACATTACCAATCTTAGCTGGCCCTGCACCATAGAGAAAAGCATAGATAAAAGTCTTGGCTTGGTCTCTGGTTCTTAATCCAGCGGCTTGCTGATTAGCTGTGTGTACATCACCCGTCAATACAATGTTCGTATACTCAGGGTCATCCATGTAGTGAGCCAAGCATCTCAGTTCAAGACCACTGGCATCGACACCTACCAAGCGATACTTAGTCGTATCATCAACGCCCCATAATCTCCTAGATTCTCTGCCGTAGCTACTAGAGATAGAGGGAACTTGTGCCATATTAGGTACTGCATGTGCCATCCTTCCTGTTATAGTACGTAGGGTCATTACTTTACCACGTACACGGTTATCTTCTTGGCATTCTGATATCCAAGACTTTAATAAGCCAGTGCGTTTCTGCAATAGGAAATACCTGTTAAACATTTCTGCCTCTGGCATTTTAATTTTTGATAAGACTGCTTCGTTAATAATAACATTACCCTTATCAGTAAACTGCTTTGGTTTCCATCCACGTTTTTGAAGTCTGTCAGCTATCTGTTGGCGACTACCAATGTTGAATGGTATCTTCTTTGTCTTTGTCTTTAACTCTACTATAGTTGGTTCAAACTCTTCTTCTGCTTTACGTTGTAGCTCAGATAATTCATCCTGTAATTGAGCCAGTAATATCATACCATCTTTTAGATTAAAAGCAAACCCATTCTTTTCTTGCTTATCTATAATGGCACGTACATCACGCTCTAATTTATAAGACTTGGAACTAAAACCACTACCTTCTTCTTCAAGTTTCTGAGCCAATAATCTTGTTACTTCTGTATCACGTTTACAATACTCCAACATCTCTGGTGTATATTCTGAGAAGTCATGGAAGTCACCTTTCTCATAACCAAGTCTTTTACCCCATGCTTCAAGCGAATGACCATCATCTCTAATAGGATTATATAATTGAGATTCAATTAGTGTATCACGCACCTGATTTAATTTTATATTTGAACCTGTTAAACGGTTTAGGACAGGAGCATCAAAGCTAATACCATTGTGCATAATAAAGGTATCAATTTGATTAGACCACACCCCAAAGTCTTTACACTCCTGTCCCACCCATGTTTTAACTTTATTTGTTTTATAACACCTCGCTACAATACAATGTATCTTTGTTGCATTAAGACTATCTGTTTCAATATCAACTATTGCTTCGGTCATGATGCACCATCATTATTCATTCTCCACAAAGGGGTTGTTAATCTCAGTCATTCTACCAGTTTCCTTGTTGTAATGCAAGTAGCAAGCAACTCCTGTCTCACCAGTGTACCTATTCTTTAGAATACGTATGGTTGTAGTATTGGCTTCTGTTTCATCGTCTGCTTGCTGGTTTCTTTCCAAGGCTATGACTCCATCAGAAAGATGTGCAATGCTGGCAGAGCCGCGCAGATGAGAAAGGGATACCTCACGCCCATCTTCATGTCCTCTATCACCTGCTGGCCTACGTAAGTGGCTGACAAGCAAGAGAGAGATACCTGTTTCTTCCACAAGAGAACGTAGCTTGGTCATAAGAATATCAATAGACTTACGCTCATCACCCATATCTTCTTGACCCGATACAAGAATAGATAGATGGTCAAGTATTACCCACTTACATCCTAAAGCTTTGGACATATACCTAACACGGGATAATATTTCTTCATTGGAGATTGAACCAAAGTGGTCAAAGGCAAAGAACCTTTTAGTTCCTATGGTTTTATCTTGCCATTCACGTAGTTGTTCGGGTGAGAACTGGTCACGCACTTCTTTAATATAAAGCCTAGCGTTGGCCTCGACACTCATGATGTTGAAGGCTGTGTTACGTACACTTTCTTCCATTGCCAAGACACCAATGTTATCTTTGGTATTCATCATGAGGTGGTGCATGAGTTCACGCATGATGCTGGACTTACCCATACCAGCACCACTGGTGAACGTGACAAGCTCACCCGTTCTCATCCCATAAGTTTTTTCATTAAGGCCAGACCAAGGATAAAGACAAGTATCACAATAATTTTCCTCATATAAACTATCTCCTAAGTCATGTAGATTAATAATACCAGCAGGAGTAAATGGTTTAGCCGCCCACCACAAAGTCATAAAGTCTTCTGACTTACCAATCTTGAGATACTCATTGGCATCCTTTAAATCCAAAGACATTATCTTACATTTATTGGGTTCAAAGATTGCAGCTACATCATCAGCGGCTTGCCTACCAGCTTTATCATTATCAAAACATATAACAATATTATCAAATTGATTAAGGTATTCAAAGGATTGCTTACAGTTTGATGCCGCTGATGCCGCACCATTCTTGAGAGATACACAAGGCCATTTGGAACCCATCATTTGATAGGCACTCATGGCATCGACTTCACCCTCACAGATAGTAATGTACTTACCTTTTTGTGTGAATATATTTTCACCAAATAATCCAGCGGAAGTCATTGGCCCTTCAGACCAAAACCTTTTATTGGATGTATCACGTACCTTATTACTAATATGATTACCATTCTTATCAAAGTATTGATAGATATGATGGGTAGTCATAGACCCTTTCTTTTTTGTTAATGTTTTATATATCATAGCGGTATTCTTGACAATCTTTCGGTCAGGAATATCGTTATATTCTGCATTAACATTATCTTTAAGTGGTGCTGTAGACATATTACCTAATCCTTCTTTCCAAACTTCATAAGAAAAACTTTCTCTACCGTCTGAGAAAGTATGATGGTTACAACTAAAACAATGAGTCTGCCCATCAGGATAAAAATGTTTTGCGTCTGATGAACCACACTCAGGACATGGGCCTTTGTATCCTTTTTCTTCTGGTTGCACTGTGTTCCCCTTTCTTTATAGAGTATGCGGTAGAGGGTTTAACTCCTAACATATAGCATAGGTTGCCTCTATCGTCAAGCTCCATCTTTGCTTCACGTTTAGTTCTAAAACTTTTAATGAGTATATCTTTGTAATAAATATTATACATCTTCAAAAGTTTCTTTCCATAAGTTGTCTACAAATTCTTCCTTATCCTCCATCATCTCATTGAGTTCTATCTTTGCAAGATACCTTGCTTCTTTAATATCATAACCTTCTTCTTTGTACTGCTTCAGAAGATTACGAAAAAGAGATTGCCTATCTCTCTGCCAGAAATTTTTAATCATTTCCAATGACATCCTTTTCATAGTCTTCTATGAATTGAAGTACGTCATCACTATCTAAAGGGTCATACCCATTATCAAGCATCATATACCAGAGGTCAGCAGGATACCCTAAAGACTTTCGTAAAGTCTCTTGTCTTTTTTTCCAATATGAATAAAAATTAATTATCTCTGCTGTCATCTAATTCTACCCATGCACTACCACTCACAATACCATTCTCCTGCTTTGCTTTTGATAGTTCTTCTCTAAGTTTTTTAATTGTTTCTTCTTGACGTTTTAACTGTACCTTGAGGGTACTTACATTCTTATGTAACTGAGAAACTATAGCATTATATTGACTAATGGAGTCTGTCAATTCTAATCTCCCCTTCACTGTTAGCCATCACTTCATTGTCAATGCCCATTGAATTTAAAAATTTTAAAGCATCTTTTACTGTTTCAAACTTCATAGGAAAACCTACTGGATTTGTCATGATATCAAAGCAATCTCTC